GTACGCAAAAGCAGCTGAAAAAGTTGACGCTTTCCGTCCTCAAGTTGCCGATAATTTATTTGGTGAACCTGAGCAAGAGGAAGAAGGTGAAGCAAGTGCTGAGGTGGAAACTGAAGTTGGCGATGAAGAATCCGAAACTCCAGTAGATGTCGAAGCAAGTGCCGAGGCAGATACTGAGGAAACCGTATCCGATAAAGAGGAGTCAAATGGCGAGTAGAATTAAATTAAAAGGTGAGGAAACAGCTATGGGTGTTACCTCTTCTGCAAATGCATCAACTTTTAATAATGCAGTAGCTCTTAGAGTAATCAATACTGATGCTTCAAATACATATTTGGTAACTCATGTTGCTGCAGTGGGTGCAGCAACAACAGTAATTGGTTCATTTCGTTTACCAGCAGGTGCTGTTGAGTATGTTGAGAAAAAACCAAATGAAGCATTATGGGCTGTTAATGCTGCAGTTATGGCCGCACCAATAGCATTTACAAACTAAGAACCATGAAACTAATTAGAGAAGAAATCGAAAATGTAGAAGTCGTAACTGAAGAGGTTGACGGCAAAAAGAAACTGCATATCGAAGGAGTTTTCCTACAGGGTGAAATCAAGAATCGCAATGGACGTATGTATCCAATGAGTGTTCTTGATAAAGAAGTATCACGTTATAACGAAGGGTTTGTATCAAAAGGTCGTGCACTTGGAGAATTAGGACATCCTGATGGTCCTGTTGTAAACCTTGATCGTGTTTCCCATAAGATTACCTCTCTTGTAAAAGAGGGTACAAACTATGTTGGAAAGGCAAGAATCCTTGATACTCCTATGGGAAAGATTGCATCTTCTCTTTTAGATGAAGGAGTAAAACTAGGTGTTTCATCTCGTGGTATTGGTTCTTTAGTCAAACAAGAAAGTTGCAGTATAGTCGGTGATGACTTCATCCTTGCAACTGCTGCTGATATAGTAGCAGATCCTTCTGCTCCAGATGCTTTTGTTAATGGAGTAATGGAAGGAAAAGAGTGGGTTTGGGAAGGTGGTTCCATTCGCGAAGCGGCTGCTGAACAAGCAAGAATCGAGATCGAGAATGCAGTAACCCGTCGAGAATTAGAAGAACAGAAACTCTCAATGTTCAATAATTTTCTCTTAAATCTATAAACTCTATAAATAAGTATAGATTAAAACAATTTTGTAACAATTTTGTTTTCCTCTGAGAGTAAACAATGTCCGTTGGTAACCAATTAAAAGAAATGGCAGAAAATGTAGTAACCAAAGGGGCAACAACTGCAGATCCAATGCAGAAGACCCCCGATTATGTACCAGGTCATGGTCAAATAGAAGATCTTGGCGGTCCATCCCCCGATAACTACAAACCAGATGACGATTCAGCAAAGCTGAAGACACCATCTGCAGTTGTAGCAAAACCACCTGGAAAACCAGGTGCAAAGGCAGATCCAATGCCAAAAGCTCCAGATTATGCACCTGGTAAAGGTGGTGCTGATAGTTACAGCACTGGTAGTGGTAAGGCAAAAACTAAGGTTGAAGAAACCGAAGTTGAAGGTGATGTAGTCGAGGAAGAAAAAATCGACTCTACAGGAGATATTAATATCGATGTCACTGACGACATTAATGCAATGTTTAATGGTGAAGAACTCTCCGAGGAATTCAAAGGAAAGGCAGCAACAATTTTTGAAGCTGCTGTTAGAGCAAAAGTTAACGAACTTGCAGAGGACATCGAAAAGCAGTATGCAGAAGCAGCTGCTGAAGAAGTCACTGAGTTCAAAACTGAACTAACAGAAAGAATCGACAAGTACCTTGAGTACGTTGCCGATGAGTGGTTCAAGTCTAATCAACTTGCAGTTGAAAACGGACTCAAAACAGAAATGACTGAATCATTCCTATCTGGAATGAAAGGTCTATTTGAAGATCATTATGTATCCATCCCTGAAGATAAATATGATGTACTTGAGGCTATGAGCGTCAAGTTAGATGAAATGGAAACAAAACTCAACGAGCAGATTGAAGCTAACGTCACACTTCATTCAAAACTATCTGAGTCTACTAAGGCTGAGATCGTAACTGAATTATCCCGTGGTTTAGCTGAGTCTCAAAAAGATAAACTCGCCTCTCTTGCAGAAGGTGTTGAGTTTGAGAGTGAAGAACAATTCAAAGAGAAGTTAACTACTATTAAAGAATCTTATTTCTCTAACGGTACAACTACTCAAATTAGTGATCAGGCAGAGGAACCCCAGTTGGATAAAGGGACTTCCGATACTATGTCTGCTTACATCAGAGCACTTGGTAAGTATTCTGGAAAGTGATTTTAATATCATTAAAAACTCAAACATCTCACGCAAAACTCTACTAAAATGTTAGGCAATGCAAATTATCTAGAGGAGAAGTGGGCTCCTCTACTCGACGCAGAAGGCGTTGAAAAAATCTCAGACCCACATAGAAGAGCAGTTACTGCTGCTGTTCTAGAGAACCAAGAGAAAGCACTTAAAGAAGAAGCAGGTTTACTTCAGGAAGCACCTACTTCTGGTTTTGGCGGTGCTCTTTCAGGTGGTGCAGACTTTAAAGGTGGTGCACTCACTTCTACTGGTTCACCCACCGCAGGTTTCGACCCAGTTTTAATTTCATTGATCAGAAGATCAATGCCAAACTTGGTTGCTTATGACCTTGCTGGTGTTCAACCAATGAACGGTCCTACAGGACTTATCTTCGCAATGAGATCTAAGTTCGTCAATGACGACGGTTCACTTGGTAACGAAGCATTATTCAACGAGCCAGATACAACTTTCTCTGGTTTATCAACTGCTGCTTCACAAACACTTGGTGCAGACTACACTGGTGCTACTGATGGTGGCGCTGCTGTTGGTTTCGGTACTACCGAGCAACAAGGAGCTAATCCTGGTCTTCTTACTCTTAATGCTGATGGCAAGAGCTACAACGTAGGTCAAGCAATGAGCACTGCTGAGGCAGAAGCACTTGGTGATGCAGGTAACGCTTTCCGCGAAATGTCATTCAGCATCGAGAAGGTTGCTGTTCAGGCACGTTCAAGAGCGTTAAAGGCAGAGTACAGTTTGGAACTAGCACAGGATCTCCGCGCTATTCATGGTTTAGATGCTGAGGCTGAATTAGCAAATATTCTCTCAACAGAGATACTTGCTGAAATCAACCGCGAAGTCATCAGAACCATCTATAAGTCTGCTGAGGCAGGTGCTCAGAACAACGTTGCAACCGCAGGTGCGTTTGACTTAGACGTTGACTCCAATGGTAGATGGTCAGTTGAGAAGTTCAAAGGTTTACTTTTCCAAATCGAGAGAGACGCTAACGCGATCGCACAAAGAACTCGTAGAGGAAAGGGTAACATAATCCTATGTTCTTCTGATGTTGCTTCTGCATTAACAATGGCTGGTGTATTAGATTACACACCTGCACTTAATGCTAACCTTAACGTTGATGACACTGGTAATACATTTGCTGGTACAATCAATGGTAAGTACAGAGTATTCATCGACCCATTCTCAGGTGGTCAGAACGCTTCTGGCGCTCAGTACTACGTTGTTGGTTACAAAGGTACTTCACCTTATGATGCTGGACTTTTCTATTGCCCTTACGTTCCACTACAGATGGTAAGAGCAGTTGGAGAAAACACATTCCAACCAAAAATCGGGTTTAAGACTCGTTACGGTATGGTTTCTAACCCATTTGCTGAAGGCGACAATGCTGGTGCAGGTCGTATCTTCGCTGGTGTTAACAGATACTATAGACGTGTACGTGTTGACAACCTAATGTAAGCGAGATGCTTATATTTTTCCAAGAGACTCCTTAGGGGGTCTCTTTTTTTGTCAACATCTCCTGACACTAAATAATGTTACAGGAGGTAAAGACTAATGTTACACTTATTAGGCAAAGGAATAATGCCAGAATGGAATGAAGAGAAGCACGACAGAGATGAGGTTTTTGCCTTTCTGTGTTATCGTGGTATCTTCTATTCAAAAATGGTGAAACTAGATCCATTCAAGATTAAATCTTGGAGAATAGATTGGGACTAGGCATTTCTTTTTGTTAAGAAATACCCGACTAAGTATAAATTTTTTGGTAAATAATAATAGGGTTGGAGGAAAGAAAATGCACTAAACCTCCTGTATTATGTTTCTTAATTAATGGAGTAAAATGCATAATCTAATACCACGTAGTGAACTAGACTCGTGGCAACACTATAGTACGTCAAGCGACGAGAAGATCGACGACTACTATGAATGTCTAGTTGAATGCGATTCAAGACAAAACGAATGCAAACGAATATGTAGAGAAATTCTACAATAAATACAGGGGGTCAAGAGACCTCCTTTTTTATTAAATGAAATATCTTACTCATCCTCTGACCGTATGTAATCTAATTATCGTAGGGTCTCTTGTCTTCATCGAAGCATTACATATTAATTTTCATAAGGGGTTGACACAATGCGAAGACCCTGTTATTATAGAAGAGTCGGACGCGACATGGGAGTGACTGCAGAACCGATCAACCAATCGGGTCTCAGGCAATAACGTATTTTACTTCTGTAGTAATGCCCGTTATTTGTTGGTACACAGGAATCCAACCTCCCTCTTTTTTTATTATGGTTTGTTTTCGTAGGGTGGTATGACCACCCTTTTTTAATGCTATGAAGAAATTTATTTTTGATGTAGACGGAACTTTAACAGAAAGTCGTAAACAAATAGATGAGGAATTCTCTACAGAGTTTCTTAAATTTTGTTGTACTTATGATACTTACTTGGTTACAGGAAGTGATCGTAAAAAAACTATTGATCAGGTAGGATTGGATATTTACAATAGATGTAGGAGAGTTTTTCAATGTTCTGGAGCAGACATATACGTTAGAAATAAGAATGTTTACAGATCATCATGGCAACCACCAAGAGATTTAGTTAATTTTCTTAGTGATGAATTAGATTACAGTACGTTTCCATATAAAACAGGTAATCATATCGAACATAGACCTGGTGGAATAAACTTTAGTATTATTGGAAGGGGTGAGAATAGTATGGAACATAGAAAGGATTATGTAAAATGGGATAAAGAACGTGATGAAAGAGTTTTAATTGCAGATAGAATTATAAATCAGTTCCCTCATTTAAATATTCAGATAGGTGGACAAACAGGATTAGATATATCAGATAATGATAAGAGCCAGATATTAAAATTTTTTAGTCCTTTTGATGAAATACATTTCTTTGGTGATATGATGAAGCAAGGACAGAACGATTACCCTTTAGCAGAAGCATTAAGAGAATGGGGCGGTTATCCGCACTGTGTTAAAAACTGGGAGGATACCCGAACCGAACTTAGAAAATATGTGGAACTTGACACAATCCCAAAGAAAGTGTATACTAAATAACATTACAACGGGATCGAAAGATCGTGCCCCTGCGTATAAAAGACACCCATGTCGGGGTAGTCTAACATCCGCAGGTTTTTTAGTATCTGCGAGACAATAAAAAAACAAATGATCAAATCAACAATCGCTGCAGTAGCAGCATCTCCATTCCTATTCGCTGGTGCAGCTTTTGCTGGTCCATATGTGAATTTAGAAGCAACAGGTTCTTATCCTGATGGTGCATATACATCTGGCGGACTAGAAGCAGTAGTTGGATACGAAGGAGAAACAGCAAACGGAATCGGTTGGTATGTATCTGGTGGTCCTACAGTGACTCATACAGAAGCAACTGATGAGTTCGGAGACGTTGAACTAATAGGATACCTTGGTGGTTCTTATGATAAGTTCTACGGTGAAATCTCTGGAGTAACTGCAGAAGACGATATTGACTGGTCTGCGAAAGCAGGTGTGAAGTTCACATTCTAAGTCAGTAGACAATAATTCATCTAGATGTTATAATTGGGGTGCGACGGCACCCCTTTTTTTATCTAAATACAAATAAAAGGCAAAATGTCTACGAATCGTTTTTACGCGAAAGAAATACAGAATAGGAATTATTTGTCCCCAGTAGGGTTTAAGTTTGCACTGACAAAATACCCTAAAGTTTCTTTCCTAGCAAATAGAGCACAAATTCCAAGTATCACTGCGGGTACTGCTATCCAACCATCCTACCTCAAGGATGTTAATGTACCTGGTGATAAACTAGTATACGATGATTTCCAATTAACATTCATTGTAGATGAGAATATGGAAAATTATATGAGTATTCATAATTGGTTAGTTGGATTAACATATCCAGAATCAGTACAACAATTTACTGATCAGATTGCTGGTGATATGAAAAATCAATTTAGTGAAGGAACTTTACTTATCCTTAACAGTAGTTTCCAAACTCAGACACAGGTTAAGTTTAGAGAGTTATTCCCAATATCACTAACTCCTCTTGAGTTCTTAGCTGATGAAACCGAAACAAACTACTTTACAGCAACAGCATCTTTCAAGTATACTATTTACAATATATTCGCAGCAGACGGTAGAACTCCTTTATGAATCTAAGTGACATTGAAAAGATGTGGGAAAAAGACTCCCGTATCGATCCAGATAATTTACATACAGAATCTCAAAATATTCCTTCTCTACATGCGAAGTATCATCAACTTCACAATCAATTTGTGCAACTAAAAATTCAGGCAAAGACTAGTTATGATAATATCTACTTAGAACGTAACCTTTATTATTCAGGAAAGGCAGAACCAGAAGTCTATGAGAAAGAACCTTTCCCATATAAAGTTAGAGATAAAGAAGCAATGGATAGATATATGAAGGCAGATGAGAGGGTTTCAACTGCACAACAGAAACTATCTGTCTATGAAATGATTATTAAATACCTTGAGGATATTATCAAATGTATCCATAATAGAAGTTATCATATCAATAATGCTATTGAGTGGCACAAATTCCAAGGAGGATTTTGATGACAACTAGTTTAGTTACTGGCGGTGCAGGATTTATAGGATCTAATTTAGTAGATAAACTAATAGAACTTGGA